CTGTTAAGGGCCCCCACCAGGATAACATCCTAAGTCATATCATCCTTTTGAATGATATGAGAACCTACTTTTGATCCCTCTTTTAAGGAGATCGTCAGTCGGAAGGATAACCTTAGCGCCACAGACCTTTTTCATGAGGCCTATGACACTATGGAGATCCGACGGTACCAACTCGGGTAATTCAAACCATGGGTTGTTCATAACTACAGACATAAGGAGGTCCACCCTAGAAACCTGATCACCTGCGCCAGACCTGTGTTTGACAGCAAAGTAATAAGTTGACAAACATGGAAACCTCAAAATGAGGTCCTTGGCTGTAGTGTGCCGATCAGCAAAGATTATCGCTGAACAAGCAGCAGAATGAGCCCAAAGATAGTCATTCCTCTCGATTTCGATATCGGTGAGGTGGTTAGCATGACGTGGTAAACCCATTTCTTCATCGTATCCCATGGATACGGAAGGAACAACTGGATTACCATCAAAGTCAGCCATGATAACATGACTAAAAGTGACGGGACGAGGAAGTTCTGACTTCATCCTTTGAAGTTGAATGAAAGCTTGATGGTTTATATCACTCCTTATTTGAAAAGTCTTCTCAGCGTCAAATAACGTTGGAAATGACATATCTAGATTGAGTATCTGAATCCATTCAGGCCTAGTTCGGACGAATCCTTTATTAAACCCTTGAGACACTGATAGAAGAAGAAAGGTCTTCTCCACGACATCCATATCAAACATGATTTGGTCATCAAATCTGACAAGGCCATATGGCCAATAGGATGTTGAAATCCTGTCTAAAAGGGTAACAACCCAATGTTGACAAATCAAAGATAAGTCATACCTGTCATCTGAAGCCTTCGATAAAAGGTTCTTCAAGGATAACGGACGGAACTTTCCAACTCGGAATTTCCCAAGTACTTTGTCGACCCAATACCCAGCAAACTCAGCAATGTTTTTGCTAGATATCGATTTGTCAACGGATACAGGAACCTGTAAATCAGAAAGGAGGGACAAGAAAGCTCGTGCCACATTGTCATCAGATATGACAACGTCATCGCCGAGAACCACATAACAATCCGCATTCACAGAAAGGGATTGGCATATACCTTGGATCAACACATGCATACATGTTGCAAAAACAACAAATGATGGTTTAGTACCCAAAGGTTGACCAGTTTTCCAAACCAATTTAGTTTTCCCTGGGAAACCTAGACGTTCCATCTGACGACAAATGTCATCAGATAGGTTCCAGACTCCTCGGGATACGTGGGTAAACAACATAATATCTTCAGCTGGCACA